CACCGTCGCCGACGCGCTCGCCAAAGCGTACGAAGGCAACTTCAAGGCCCTGCGATCGCTCACGCCCGAAATGGCAAACCTCATCCGTGAGGGTGCCGACATGGAAACCATCATCAGCGTGCTTGGTGGCACGTTCGGCGGAGCCAACAAAGCGTTCACCGAAACCGCCGAGGGCGGCATGGCAAAAATGCAGATCGCATTTGCCGAAATGCAAGAAAGCATTGGCGCGGCCGTGCTGCCATTGCTTGAGCGCCTGGTACCAATCATTACCAAAATGGCGCAAGCCGTCGAAGAAAACGCGGACGTCGTGATCATCCTGGCAGGCGTCATCGGCACCTTGTCGGCCGCCATCATTGCCTACAACGTGGCAGTCAAAACCGCGGCATTTTTACAGACCGCGTTCAACATCACATTGGCCGCCAACCCGATTGGGCTAGTCGTGGCCGCTATCGTGTTACTTGGTGCAGCTCTCGTGGCCGCATACGCCAAATTTGAGGGCTTTAGAAAAGTTGCAGACGCCGTATTTGGTGCACTCAAGGCAGGCATAAAAATTGCCGTTGATTACGTCGCAAGTTACCTCAACAGCATGGTCAGCGTATTTCGCACCGTGTTCAACACGATCGCAAACCTATGGAACTCAACCCTTGGCGGTTTGTCGTTTGAAATCCCGGACTGGGTGCCAGGCATCGGCGGTCGAGGTTTTAGCATTCCTGAAATGCCGACCATTGGTGGCGGGGCCGGTAGCGGCGCTCTAGCGACCGCAGGAGGCGACAAAAACCTTGGGGTGCCTATTCCCTCATCCGCGGGCGGATCGGTCGTCGTAGCGGCTCCTAGCGTGCCTACAGGGGGCGGTGGCGGTGGTGGCGCATCCGTCCGGCAGATCATGGAAGCCCCAAATATGTTGGGGGCAGGCATCGCAAGCAACCCGTTCACATCAAGCGCCCGAAACGCCATGCTGGAAAACATCACCGTGAACGTCAACGGCGGATTGGCGACCAGCGCCGAAATCGGGCAAGCCGTAGTGGACAGTATCCGCGCCTACAACCGTTCAGCTGGCCCGGCGCGTATTGAGGTCAGCGGGTACGTCTGATGCCCGGCACAGCAATCGTCCAATCAGGCAACTACCTGCTTGAAATTGACGCAGGTTTTACGGTTGATGCTTTCACGCTTGACGACAGCACTAAAGGCGTTTTGGACAATACAACGTATGTGTTGGACGGCACCACTCAGTTTGCTGACGTTACCGACGGCACTCTAAACATTTCGGTGCGTCGAGGCCGCAAGGATCAAGGCGACCAGTTCAGCGCAGGCACCATGACGTTCACGCTCAACGACACCTTGGCGGCGGGGATTTTCAATCCGTTCGATACCTCGAGCCCATTTTATGACGCCAACCAAAACGTGCCTGGTTTGGCACCTATGCGCCGTGTGCGTCTCGGCCGATACGACGCCACCAACACGCTCGAATACCTGTTCAAAGGCTATGTGGTCAATTACGACTACAACTTTGCGCTAGGCGGCTTGAACACGGTCAGCGTGTATTGCGCCGACGACTTCTATTTGCTGGCACAGACCTACATGGACAGCTACAACGTGTCGACCGAAACCTCAGGCGAACGTATTGAAAGCGTCCTAGACCTGCCTGAAGTCGATTATCCGACCGGGCCGACCGCCCGCAACATTTCCACAGGCACCGTCAATCTTGGCCACGACACCGCGTACACCGTTCCGGCAGGCACAAACGTCCTAGCCTATCTGAACCAAATCAACGGCACCGCCGAATTCGGGCGTCTATTTGTGTCGCGTGACGGCGTGCTGACATTCCAAAACCGCATTGGTGCGACGCTGAGCGGATCGGTCGCCGATTTCAAAGACAACGGCACAGGCGTCAAGTACGACAACGTAGGCATCACTTTTGAGGCTGACAGCGTGGTGAACCGCGCCTACGTGCAGAACCTCGGTGGCTCTAACGCGACCGCCAGCGACACCGCATCGATCGCCACGTATTTTATTCAAACCGAAAGCATCACGAACAGCCTGTTGGAGACCAGCGGATCGCAGCTGTCGGCCGCCGCCACGTACCTGCTGAACGGCGAACCCGAAGCCAGGTACACCGACGTCGCCACCAAATTCGCCATGCTGACCAACGCTCAACGCGACACCGTCGCCACGATCGACATTGGCGACACAATCACCATAGAAAAAACGTTTCAGACAGGCACAGGGACAACCAGCCTCGGCCAAGAGCTGTCAATCGAAGGCATCGAACATATGATCGACTTCAACACCGGGCACCGCGTCAACCTGTACACGGCCGCGACCACGATCGTGTACAGCCTTATTTTGGACGATCCGACGTATGGCGTACTCGACGCTCTCAATGTCCTAGGCTAAAAGGAGCAACTATGGCAACCCCCACCACACTTCCATCAACCTTTGTAGCAGGCAACGTACTAACCGCAGCCCAAATGAACAATTTGCGCGGCGCATTTCGTGTGCTACAAGTGGTCAGCACGACGAAAACCGACACGTACACCGACAGCAGCGCATCGGGCACCTTGACGACGATCACAGGTTTGTCGGCCACTATCACCCCATCATCGACAAGTTCAAAAATTCTGATCTATGTATCGCTCAACTACGGGGCAAACGGTGGCAACCGCGCAATTTTTGCATTGACAGGCGGCAACACAGCAACCGCCTACATCGGCGACGCAGCCGGATCACGCCGCCGCGTAGCCACAGGCGCACAATCCATCGACGCAAACGACGTTGTGCCCGTCACCATGCTGTACCTGGACAGCCCAGCCACCACATCAGCAACCACCTACTCGGCCCAAGCCGCCGACATCGCTGGCGGCACCCTCTACATCAATCGATCTAGCACCGACACCAACGCAACCAACTTTGCCCGTTACGCCTCAACGATCGTGGTGGCAGAAATCTCGGCGTAACCGTGATCTATTGGAGGATCATTGGGACAATCTTGTCCATCCTCATCGGCATACTCGTTTTGACCGCCTGCGGGTATGACGGCTCATACCGTTACCCATGCCAAGACCCCGCCAACTGGGGAAACGTCGAATGCGAACCACCAATCTGCGTACCCAACGGCACCTGCACCAGAGACCTGATTTATGCGCGAACGCCTAACCCCTGAACAACTCCACGCCCGGCTCATCGTGTTCGTCGGCGCAATCATGGCCTTAGTGTTCGCCGTCACCGTATTCGGCTTCGTGTACGCCCTCATGTTTGTCACCCAGCCGATCGACCAACAGGCCCCAAACGATGCCGCATTCATCGACCTGCTCTCCACGTTGCTCGTGTTTATGACTGGCACATTGGGCGGTCTCGTCATGTCAAACGGGCTAAAATCAAAGCAACGACCCAAAGGGGGCACCGATGAATAAACAAACGAAAGCAATGCTCGCCTCATACGCTCGATCCGCAATCGCAGCTGTCGTCGCCGTTTACTCGACAGGCAACACCAACCCCGAAGATTTGGCCAAAGCAGCGGTCGCCGCACTTATCCCCGTTGCAATGCGATGGGCAAACCCGAAAGACCCGGCATACGGTCGTGGCAATAGCCAAAGCTAAACCAGGCGTCGCAGGCGCCACCGACTACATCGGCAACGCCGACGGCCCCGCCAAAGGCCCACGCCCAGGCATGGACGAATGGATCAGGCAAGCCGTCAAATACGCCAACGGATCGCTGTGGAACAACGGCTCGTACGGGCAACGTGACATGAAAGGCAAACCCGGCACTTTGTCAGTACATGCCACAGGCCGCGCCGTTGACCTGTCCTACCGTGATATGCCTGATGACCGTGGCAAACCGAACGGCAGACAGCTCAGCAAAGTATTCATCGAGGCGTGCGTAGCCAACGCAAACGAACTCGGTCTACAAATGGTCATCGACTACTGGCCGCAACCGTTCGGTCGAGCATGGCGATGCGACCGCATGGCCTGGCAGGTCTACCAAAAACAAACCGTGTCAGGCGCACCTGGCGGCGACTGGTGGCACGTCGAGATCACACCCAAAATGGCAGACAACCCAAACTTGGTAAAAGCCGCATTTCTCAAGGTGTTTGAGGGTATTCCCGCATAGGGCCGTCTGATCCCCTAGGGTGGGATCACCGACGAAAGGAACCTAGCCATGACATTGAACCCATTAGCCGCCCTTTGTGCCTGCGTCACAGCCATCTTCGGTTTTACGACGCTCCTAGAGGCTCCTAGACCCCTCTCAGGGCAACCTAGCGCCACAACCACGCCCGCATCATGGGACGTCTACCCGACGACAACGGTCGGACAGACCACCGTGACCGAGACCAGCTTGCCGACCACGATCGCCACGTGCGATGACGCCGTCAACTTGGCCCGGCAGGTTGGCTGGCCCGAAGATCAGCTTGACACGCTTGCCGTGGTCATGCTCAGGGAAAGCCGCTGCACCCCAACCGCCCATAACGTCGACGACCCGCACGGCGGCTCATACGGGCTGACACAGATCAACGGTTTTTGGTGCCTACCTAACGCATCGTGGCCGATGGGCTGGCTACAAGTGCAAGGCGTCGGCGTAACCGACTGCTCAGAACTGTTTATCCCCGAAGCCAATCTTCGGGCCGCGCTCGCTATTTACAACAATTCCGGGTGGGGCCCGTGGGCTGCCACAGCACCGTGACACACCTGTGATAGAACATCCCTACATAGACCCCGACGACACACTCAGCAAGGAGACCCGACAAATGATGGCCGACAACTTTCAGCCGACCTCAGCATCAGCAAAACAACTTGAAGCGCTCAACCAACTGGTCGACGCGATCTTCAACCCGTACAGCGACGTCATTCGCCGTCTACGCACCATCCGCAACGCGATGAGCTTGTGCGACCCGGAACCGCTGTACGACATTGAAACGATCGACAAGGCGATTGCCGCATTGGAGAAGGCACGATGAACTGCACCATTTGCAAAGGCGCAATCGCATGGCCCGACATTCAAGGCCGCACCCATTTCGTGTGTGACGGTCGAGTACCAGCAGGCAAACCCACCACACCGTACGGCCAAGCAATGCAAATTAGCCAGGCGGTCGCAGACGCCAAATGGACACCCGCACAACAACGCCAAGTAGACGCCGCCATTGACGCCTGTGCCCGCGAAATCGGCTATTTCACCGCTGACGACGTGTGGGCCAAACTCGGTCAACACTTCCCCGTCACCAAAGGGCTTGCTGGTCGGCTCAATGCAGCCGTGCGACGCCGCACCATCGTGAACACCGGCGCCGTACGCCACGCCAATCGTGGCGGCCAGCACGATCACGCACAACGCCTCACCGTATGGGCAGCCGCATAATGGCATTTGACCTCAGCAACTACGAAACGGTCGAGGATCGTCTAGCCCGATTTTGGGCAGACCATCCGACAGGACGCATCGAGACAGCGATGATGTCGTATGACGGCGACAGCTGCATCTTCCGCGCCGAGGTCTACTTTGATGCGAGCCAGGCGACACCCACCGCGACTGGCTACGCCGAAGAAGTCAAAGGCTCAAGCCCGGTCAACCGAACATCATTTGTCGAGAATTGTGAAACGTCTGCGATCGGTCGTGCGCTCGCTAACTGCGACTACGCGACGCATGGCAAAAGACCATCTCGTCAGGAGATGGCGAAGGTGCAGCGGGCGGGGGCGGGCAACCTTGCGCCCGGATCGGATGCCCCGCCCGTTGCATCAGACCTCATTACTACCGTCGGCGGCTCGAAGGCTGCGACACCAAAACAGGTCGGCTACATGAAAGCGCTGGCAAAGAAATTGTCGCTTGATGAGGAAGGCCTGTTTCATTATGTGCAACAGGTGCTTGATAGTGATGCAGCTGTGCCCGAAGCCCTAACGATTGCTGAAGCCAACCGCGTCATCGACGCACTCAAAAAGGACACGCAATGAACCCCGATATTCAGCAAATTGTGTCAATGGTTGAAAACCACACGGACAGGCTGATCGACGAATTGCATGACGTGCGCCGACGGATGTACGCCTGGCAAATGCTGGCCCACGACTTGAAAAGCGCGTTGGAAATTCAATGCACCGTGTACACGCCCGATGGCTTCATGTGCGTCACGGGCCGCGAAGCATTAGACAAATTTGAAGAACTGCAAGCCAAAGAACTGCCTACACCGTAACTAAGGAGCAATTGTGAAACCCGATGGCGTCAGAGGATTAGTCGATTTCATTGACGCCTGTTACCCGGCGCGTCGACTGTTTGTTCAGTCAATCAAAGAGCATTGGGTCAACGATGCTTACCTGTCGGAAGTTGTCCTGACGCCCGAAGAAACAAACACGATCAAAACACGCATCAGCGAACATGGTGATGTGCCAACCCTGTCCGAAGTCCGACACATCATTCGAGCAGCCAAAGCCAAACACGCACCAAAGCGTAAGGATTGTCATGCGTGTGGTGGATCGGGATGGCTCAAAAGCGCATCCGAATGGGACATTGTCAATGGTGAACACGTTGGCATGGTAGAACGTGGGCTGGATTTCATTCACCCAGTCACGGGCGAAAAAACACCGATTTATTACCGTGTGACGAAGCGTTGCACATTCTGCTGATTTAGTCAGACAGACCATGACCTACCAGGGGTCGCGCTCTGGATGGATGACACCCGGATACGGGGGTAGATCGACGCGCCCTAAAACAGCTAGACGAAGGTGGCAGGGCAAAGCGTTGAGGCGAACGTAATGCAAGCAAGTGGGACTCGGGTAGAGGCAAGCCGAGGGGTGGACATAACACCCGTCTGCCCTGTCACATACGATTAGGCTGAAACAACGCGCGCGCGCATCAACATGAACCGCAAAGAATACCGATCACCCGGCTACCAACAAGCCCGCAAAGCCCTACTCGCCGACAACCCAATCTGCCATTGGTGCCGACGCCGGCCTGCAACTGAAGCCGATCACCTTGTCGAAGTAGACCGCGAAGGCACACACAACGACGGCCTCGTACCATCATGCAAACCCTGCAACGCCGCACGAGGCGCAACCCATCGCAACAAAAAACTGGCCGCGGCTAAACAAGCAAGAGACAAAGCCTTAAATGAATTTTTACACGCAAACGAGATCAC